CCAGATTTTGTAGAGGGGTCCCATCACAGGCACATTGCAGAAAAATTTAATAAATTAGCTACGGGTGAAATAACTCGACTAATAGTTAATATGCCACCAAGACATACCAAATCAGAATTTGCATCTTTTCTTTTGCCATCGTGGATGGTGGGCCGTAATCCAAAATTAAAAATTATACAAGCCACGCACACAGGCGAACTAGCCGTAAGGTTTGGTCGTAAGGCAAAACATTTAATTGATAGTGAAGACTATAGAAAAATTTTTCAAACAACTTTACAAGAGGACTCCAAAGCTGCAGGTCGTTGGGAGACGGCGCAAGGCGGAGAATATTTTGCAGCTGGTGTTGGCGGAGCTATCACGGGCCGTGGTGCGGACTTATTGATTATTGACGACCCACACTCGGAACAAGATGCATTGTCCCCAACAGCATTAGAGTCGGCGTATGAATGGTATACATCAGGACCACGACAAAGACTTCAACCAGGCGGCAAGATCGTCTTGGTCATGACACGTTGGTCA